TATTGATATTATCGTACTTCTCATTGAGTCTAGGTAGATACTTATCTATTAGTCTATCTTCGTACTGAAGCACTTCAATCTCCGTACGCATTGCCGGATAAACAAGCCATTCAAACGTAAAGTTCTGAGGCTCATTCTCTAGTGCCTTTCTGAACTTAGTCATAGTATAATTAAGCTCTCTTGCCCCTCTATGGTTCATTTCAAGCTTAGTTAAACTACATGACGTTGATCCTACGTATACTATATTGTTCATCTTCTTCTGTATACCATTTTTTCAGATCTTAGCTGCTTGGCTAGTCTCTTTTCTGCTTCTGCTTTCTTTCTCTTACGTATGGCCGTTGGCTTCTCGTAAAACTCTCTCTTTCTGCATTCTTGAATAATACCAGATCTCTCGGTCTTCTTCTTGAACTGACGCATCAGCATATCAAAGGTAGGCTCTCTTTGAGGCCTGTTCCTGTTAAAGTTTTTCTGAAACTTCGGACGTGGTTTTCTTATCATATTTTTTCATCGTTAAGTTAAATAATGAATATTTAAAAATATTCTCCCAATAAGAATCATTACTTTCAACATACATAGTATCTTTGAAGTAAAGATCCTCAATCTTTATTATAGGACCAGCGTCCATAAAAGTCAAGTCTAATCCTGTCTTTTTTAATCTTTCGTAACAATTATAATCATTTACAACAAGCACTTTTATATCTTTATCTACTAACTCAATCTCATGCATTAGCTCATCGTTGTACTCATCGTCTCTAGTTATGATTATACCTTCAACAGGCTTATAATAAGTTCTTTGAACAGATGGATGTTTATATAGATCTTGTTCTATATTATATACTCCAGGAATAGAGTTAGGATGCTTAGGATCTTTCATAAACACTCTGTTATGAGGTGTAAGGCATTGCCATATATGAAAGCCTATTTCTGTACAAGCACCATAAACTATTAAGTTGCGTTTATTCATACTCTTCTTGTTATCTCTGGTATGTCATAATCAACATCTATGGTAGCTTTAGATGAGTCAACTACTTTTACGTTCCTTACATCTAATCCTGTCTCATCTTCAAATTGTTGTAGATTTCTCTTCTCACCTAGCCTATAATGCTTACCCATGTTACTTCCATCATTAATCATCTCTTTCATTCTCTCATGACTACTAACTCTCATTTTACCAGCTTGAGCATGATCATCCCAATGCTGAGGTCTATATTTGGTCTCATCATTCGTGTAAAGATGATATGTAGGATTATTAGGTATATGATATACATCTATATTATGCGTAAACAACTTAAGAGCTATAGAGAGCTCATCTTCTTCAAAGTAATAATGGTTATCATAAGGTATTCTCTTTACAAACTCAGACGAAGCAAAGATCATTCCTCCGCTTACAAAATGCCCTCTTACAGCAGCAGAGCTGTCAGTTATATCAAGAATCTGTCTACAATAGTATCCGTCTACAAACGCATGACCTTTTATAATCTTAATCGATGTAGTATTAGAAGAGTATTTCGTCTTACCATCTTTAGTGAATGGATTAGGATACGAAGAGAGAACTATATCATCAGCTTTATTAGGTTGATTACTGAACTTAATTTTAGTCTCATGAATATTAAAATATTGTTGAAGGAGATTATAATCCCATGCTTTATCAAATAATGTATGTGAATCTATTTGAAAATAGAATGGCTCATCTAGATATAATTGCTGGCATATTGCCCTTGCCCATGCACATCCTCGTGCACATTTCGGAGGCATATGAATATATCTTAACTCTGCTCCATACTTATCACATATTCTCTTTAGTCCTTCTGTTTGAGATACTGATTGTTCTACTATTCCTAATACTAATAAGTCAGGCTTTGATGCTTTATCTAATAAATCTTCTACAGTCTGATATAATAGACTGTCTCTATAGCTTACGATTGATACAAATATCTTATTCAGTAATGTACTCACTTATATCCTCAGTTAAAATGTTATGCTTTGGTTTCCATCCTAGTGACTCAAGTACGAAAGAGTTAGCACAAGTATATGTTGCTTCTCCTTCTACCTCTTTATTAGGGTATGGTCCTTTTCCATAATACTCTACTACCTCTTCAACAGTACAAGGTTGACCTGAACCTACATCGATAGCTCCAGTAATATCTTCTCCTTCTTCTAATAGTAGCATTATAGCGTCAGTTACATCTTCTACATGAGTCCAATCTCTAGTATGATCGGTTACATATTTTATTCTATTTTTAAGTAGTTTATCGAAGAACATATCTCCTCTTGAACCAGGTCCATATACTGTAAAGAAGCGTAATCCTAATGATCCCTCTGGGGCAATCGATTCCATAGCCTTTTTAGTCATGGAATATGGTGACTTCCACCATTGATAGATTGATGATGAGGAGGCATATAGTATCTTAGTATTGGGCCCCCACACAGTCTCAAAGACTTTCTTAGAACCATCGACATTAACTGACCAATACTCATCTGGTTGTAGATGAGATGCTCTAACTCCTGCCATTGCTGCAAGATGAATAACAAAATCGTAACCATAAGGCTGTACATCGTCAGTACATGAGCTATCTATATCTCTAATATCACCAATATGCTTATGAACTTCATGTCCCTCATCTAGTAATTTATTATATAAGTTGGATCCAATAAATCCTTCCCCTCCAGTTAAAAATATTCTAGCCATATAGCTTCTCCATTAAATTATTTACCAATAGGATTAAACCTACACCATTGACTGTAATAAGAGCCCTATCGTTCCAGATAATAGATACAATAAGCCATAAACCAATACCAACAATAGAAAGATATAAATCTATATCTGAATTAATACCTCTATATGACATTGCTACTAATACAAATATAGATGCGATCCATTTAAGATACCAATCGACTGTATACTTAGGAGTAGCTGATTTAAATATTCTCTTACTATTCTCTATCTCTTCTTTACTGAACTTAGTCATAAAACATCTCTACTAGTTTATCTTCCATTAAATACGCTTCTTTCTCCCAAGGTGAGCCTCTATATGATACGTTAGAGTAGTTTATACCCTTCCATACAGGCTTGCTTGGATTAATTTGACCTTTTATATATTGTTTTGCATGAATAAGCTCATGCGCTATAGTAAGAGCTACGTCTCTGTTAGGAACTCTTTCTCCATATATCTCTTTAGCTATAGTTATGTCAGCAAAGTTTCTATCACCTACACATTCTCCAGCATTTTCTAAATCTTTAGAGAACTCTATAGCAATGAATATCTCTCTTTTATATGGATAAGGAAGAAGATGCATAATAATATCTTCTACAAACTTAATTATTTTCTTTTTTTGCTTTATTTTACCAAAGACTTCAAACGTTATCATGATCCATATTCTAATTTATATTGTGCTCTCCATTTCTGGAATTCACCTATCCATTTATCTCTATTAGTCTTAAATATTTGAGTTTCACCTGAGGTACATGATATAATAGTTACCAATTGAGAAATTGGTATTGAAGTGTTCTCTTCGAACATAACAGCATAAGCTGCTTCTTGCATAAAATATCCGGTAACCCACTCTTCTTTTTTAGGAGCCTTAGAGGTTTTCCAGTCAATAATACTTATCTTACCTTCATAATCAGCTATAAGGTCAACAGTACCTGCACATTCAAGATAATTAGACATCATTTGACCTTCTATAGATCTAATGTTATCTATTCTATCATCAGCTACTTCTTTAAACCTTGTGAACAGATCATACTCATTAGGCATATAAGTAGGGAGCTCATCGCTAACCAAATAATGTTCGATTAGTTCATGAGCTTTAGTCCCTTGTCTTGTTGCCTTAGTAGTTATTCTATTAGCTTCTTCTGCTCCTACTCTCTTACGCCATGCTTTTATTGCATCTTTAGACTTTAGCGACGTTATTGATGTTACTGACGGGTAGGCTGGAGCTGTTGTATCCTCGCTTAGCCTGTAATGTCTTTTCCCATTTATAGTAACGCGCTTGAGCGGAGGAAACTCCACTGGATCTATCTTGAATGTCTTCTGATCTAACATACTCTCTCGCTATAATATACTCTTTTACAAATCCAGATCTTACTATATCTTCTTTTCTGAATTGTATCATTGACAGAGAATCCATCTTAGAGAATATCTCTGCAGTCATTTTAAAACCAGACTCTTCTTTCCATAAGTCTGATTGTCTTAGATCACCACATACTATTAATTTAGAGTTATTACCTAGTCTAGTAATAATAGAATGCATCTCATGATCACTCATATTTTGACATTCATCAACAATAACTATACAGTTATCTAGAGTAATGCCTCTTATAAAAGATGTCGTCATGAAATCAATAGTCATCTTTTGCTTTAATATTTGATAAGCATCTCCTCTATTAAAGAGCTTACCAAACGCCTCATTATAAGGCTCTTCGAAAACAGCGGTCTTATCTTCAAGCTTACCTGGAAGATGACCTACATCACGACCAGCTACTGCTGATCTAACGATAACAAGCTTATTATATCGATTGTTATCTAATATGTCTTTTATGGCTAGATAGCAGGATAAGAATGTCTTACCTGTGCCTGCGTAACCATATAGAAATAAATGTTGTCCTTTATCATACTCAGCGAATACTTCGTCCTGCGTATCCGTAAGGGGATTTACTTCTTTTGGTGAGAATTTGCTCGTGAAGCTTGCTTGCTGGTCTAATATGTCCTGCATTGCTAATCTTCTTTTCTGTTTTCTTGTAAGTTTTGGCATACGTTTCCTTATATGTCATTACTTGCTCCCTTTCCTATATCCATATTTGTGAGCTATCTTATCGACAGCTACACGTTTACTTGTTCTTCTGTTGTATTTTTTTTCTACTGCAGATCCTGGGTTTGCATCACCTATTCTTTGCATCATATCATTGAACCCTGAATCATTCTTAGTTACACCAAGAGACACTGTATCAAATCCCAAGGAAGGGGCTTGAGTAATGGTTGATTCAAGTTGTGGGTTAGTTTTAAGATATTCTTCTTTTGCAGAATAAGATTTAAGGAATAGATCATGGATCTCTCCTGTCTCCTTATTCTTAAATGAATAAGTAGGCATTAATTTATACCTCTCATAGTAGTATTTAGCTTAATCAATTATCATCTCGTATACTTCTTTCCAATTCTTTACTCGAGTGACATCAGGATGACTGAAGTCTCTATTGTATGGATGATCAATTAGAATAGACTGTAATCCCATCTCTGCTCCTAGCACAGCATTCTCTGGTTTATCTTCTACCCATAAGAGTCCTGAATCTCTCCACTCTTCTAAAGCATTATCTTTATCTTCACCTGTATCTAAACAAACAATTCTATCTATAGCATCACCATAGACCTTTCTTAGATTAAATTTTCTTAGCTTTTGTGTCTCAGGATCTAATGAAAGAGATGTTACTACATCAAAGGTAACTCCATGCTCTTGATATATCTTCTTAACATATTTAACTGAGTCACGAAGAGGCTTTAAGCTAGCTATTCTACTTGAATTGCAGAAGATTCTTGGAATATAAAACTTATGATCTTTTTGTAGTTCGGCATAATTAGATTGATATCTCTTAGCAATATCATACTCAGTTTGATCAACTACATTCATATCAAAATGGAACTTCATCCATTTCTCAAAGGAGTATGCCCAATCGAGCAATACTCCATCACAATCTGTTAATATCTTCTTCATGCCGCTATCTCCTCTTTTAACCTTTTATCCTTCTGATCAAACCAGCCATTCTTTGTCTTATACTGGCAAGCATATTCATGTCTATCTCCAGCTGGAAGAAGAGTCCATTGCTGAGCTCTTGCTATAATACCTTTAGACCACATAGGAAACTCATCTGAGTCATGCTTATAAGTTCTAGCTTTCCATTCACTAGTAGAAAAGTCATACCATAACTGAATAGGTGTTTCCCATTCATCACAGATAGGATCGCTTCCTTTACCAAGCTCTTTGATCTCATAATCTATAATATACTCTTCTTGCATCTCATTACTATAAGTAATAAGTTTTCCTATCTCAGAAATTCCGTTCTCATTAATACTGCTAATGTTCTTTTCAGTAAGATCATCAACATAATATACAGTTCCGCCTTTCATCTTCCAATAAGCTTCATCTATACCGTGCTCATAATTCTCATTATGTGCTGCATAGTTTTCTCTATATTGAGTTGTTATTATTAATGTCATCATAATTATCTCCTTATTTAAATTATACCCATATTATAACCAAATAAACAGACTATTGCAACCTTTTGCAATCTAAACTTACCCACATTTCTTTATGCTTTTCTTTATCAGTCCAGGTAAAATCTTGTTTATCATGAGGACATCTATACCCATATCCTTTCTCTTCTAGCTCTATCATAAGATTGTGAAAACGTTTAACCTCTTCCATTCTTTTCTTTTCATTAGGATCAACAACGTCTTGCTCTAGTCTCTGGAACCAGAAGAAGTCACCGTAGTTATAAGGCTTATTATATCTCAATAGAGAGTAATCATTACCATGATAACCAACAAATGCTTGATCATAACCTCCTCTCTTTAAGAACTCAGTACGGGTAATAAGATATGAATTACGTCCTACCTTAGGACCAAAATTACCTGGAAAGTACATATACTCGCTATCCATGAATACTAAATTGTTGGAAAGAGTATGAAGACATCTAGCAGATATAACCCAATCAGAATCCATCATTAGATTCCATTCATTTTGAGACTCTTTTATTAAGCAGTTTCTTGCTCCTTCGTTATTCCATCCATGATCTATATCTATACGATAAACATTCCACCATGAAGGTATATCCATATCAGAAATAGGTTTAACTTGGGAACCATCATCAATTATTGAATAGTCATATAACTCTCCACCTGGATCTATCTTGTTATACCAGTTTATTATCCTTTGAGTTATTTCTGGACTATTATAGTAAGTATAATTAATTCTTAGCTTAGTTTCATGAATGGGAGCAAACCAGCCTTTGAGTCTATTGGAATGATTTTTTATTCCAGTATACTCGTCAAAGTACTGATGTTCCTCTCTTGATGACATTACTCAGGTAATATACTAGGAAAGGCTTTTTTAACGAGTGCTTTAGTAATACCTTTAGCAGGGTTCTTTTTGTTAACCATGTTAATAAGTATTTTTGAATCTTTAGGATGGATAGACTCAAGCAACTCAATAAACAAAATCTCTCTTTGAGTTTGAGATTTAACTGGTCTTCCTCCTTCAATAAAAAGGTCTAGTTTCCTAGCCATAGAAAGAAATCTAGTCTCTACTTGTGTACCATCTGCTTCGTTATAAGGAGGTACGCTATCTGGTAAAAGGAATTTAATGTCAGGATGATAGCAACCTTGTAGTACAGTTTTAAGAGCAAAACTCTCATGTTGTTGTAGCCATTTGACTTTGTTTGCAGTATTACCTTGGCTAGATAAGGCTTCTAATACTTCAAATACTCCTAAAGTTTGCATAATTAAAATTCTCCAATATGTTGCATAAGCCCTTTTAGTCTCTTATCAACAAAATAATTAAATAAGTTATCTCTCGAGTTAGCAGGTTTTTCAAACTGCTCCATAATATTTAGCTGTATGTCAGCAGGTGTTTCAGTAAGGTCAACTAGCTGTCTATTACGTAGATAATTTCTCTTGACTTCTTCGTTAGGTAGATCTGGTTCACCTCCTTTAAGACCAACCTTTTCGATAAACGTCTTACGTAACGGCGTTTGTCTGCCGTTAATAAAGCAATCATCTTTAGATAGAACGTTAGGTATACCATCACCTCTATCACCTCTGAGTATATGCTCAGCTAAAAATTCAACAGGATTACTATGCTTAATCCATTTCTTTCGAACTGGATCGTACTGACTAACGTTTGCATATACATGCAATTGTATAAAGTCTTTATCACCCGAGAGAATAAGTATAGGCTCACCTGTATTAAGCTCTCTACCATAGTTATGACAGATGGTACCTATTACATCGTCTGCCTCAGCACCATCAACATGTATATATTTGTATGGAAATACTTTTTTAAGCTCAGCTTTGATAGTATTTAAACTAGTCCAGATTTGATTCCAATCCATTCCAGATTGATCTCTCCAGGCTTTTCTATGAGCTTTGTAATAAGGGAATACATCTCTACGCCAATAATGTTTATCATCACTTGCTATAACAAAGTCACCGTACTTATCACCAAACTTAGTAATGTAACCTCTTATGGCATTAAGTACCATATGACGTAGAAGGTCTTCATTAACATCAACACCTTTCTGACCACCAATCTGGGCCATTAGGTTAGATATCATCGTTTGGTTTAAATCACATATAATCATAACTATCTTTTATTATAGTCGCTTTTGTGTTAAAAGGCAACTAGTCTTGAAATTTAATGTCTGTTAGTTTATCTAAATCTAACTCGTTTGCTGTCTTCTGTAATGGATGCTCAAGTGCATACATTCTTAATAAACATGATTTAATTGATTCGTGAATTAAGATCATATCTCTTTGATGCTTTTTACCTAGGGCATTTGCAGCAATAGGGTTCACATCTAGTTTATTAAATACTCCAATTGACATATCTAATGCCAAATCAACGCAGTAATTTCTGGTCTGCTCTTCTTCAGACTCCATAAATGGTTTTAATGTCTCAGGATCTATACCTGGGAATGGAATAATTTTAGCCATTTTATCTCCTTGTATAGACATATTTATGCTATGTATTATCCCCATCTCTATGCTGGACTTTGCTCTTATCAAATAATTTATTAGCTTTTCTTTGCCAGGACTTCTCTACTAGTCTATCAAACCAGTCTCTAATCCAGGTAAGACTTAAGTACTTAAACTGCATCATTTCTTTTTCTTATTTCTTCCAGCATGAGGGTAAGGAGGCAGATTATATGCAGCTCTTTCCATATCATCATCCTCAATTGTCCATTCTTTACGTACATCAGGATACCAAACACCTAAGTTTCTTTTAGGTCTACCATCAGAGTAATATGCCATTGATATACATTTAAATTTAGTAAGCTGCTCCATATTAGGGCCTTGGAATTTACTAACATAACATCCTGATCTTAAATAACTCTCTAATTGAGATTTATAGCCTTGAAACTGAGCAATCTTAGCTTGAGCTTTCTTATCACCTGCTCGCCATTGATGTCTAAATGCAGATATTTGACTTTGTACTTCTTTAATCCATCCTCTAATAGTCTTAAGGCTAAGAGGATGATCATCCGGTAAGCTAACTACATGCTTTGAATACATAGAGTACTTCGGAGGACCAGCTTTAGCAGCTTTTGCTGCTCTTGCTTTTTCTAATCGTTCAAGTAATACTTCTTTATCTGTCATAATCTGTTATCCAATCCGTCAAGTAAACTCTCTAGTCTTTCGATAACTTTACTTTGAGCTTCTACTAGATCTGTAAGAGTAGATATTTTATTATCCACATCGTTCTCTAAAGAATCTAATTTATCATACACATCGTTTATATTCATAATACCTCCTAAAATAATATAACAATGAAAAATAGAATGACTAATAAAAATAAAGCAGGAAGTATTTTTTTAAGTAACCACAACGCAAATACAAAAGCGTTATAGGCTATATAAACTATGCCTCCTAAAAATAATAATATAATTAACCATTCCATACATACATTATATGAACTTAGGAACTATAAATCAACTCTTAGGTTCTATCATCGACTCTAATAACCCTTTCCATTCTACTGATCTAGTAGCCCAACTATAGAAGCTATCAGCATATACCTTCTGCATGTGTAGACGTTGATCTAACATAGGTTTCTTTTCAGGTTTATTAAATAATTCAATTGCTTCAATAAGACATTGACCAAATGCGTTAGCATGTGCTTGAGGATCTTCATTAAACTGATACATGTAGGTCCAGTTAGCAGCTGTCTCAGGAAGAGCACCTAAATTACTATGAACACACATAGTTCCTGCAGACATAGCTTCCATCATAGCTATGCAAGAGGTCTCTTGCCATATTGAAGGATATGCAAATATATGAGCAGATTTAAGAGCTTCTCTTACTTCTGAATTAGGTTTAAACCCATGATATGTCATCTGAGGATGTTCTTCTACAGCATCAAATAACGGCTGGTAAGGCTTATTCCTTTTTGCCCATTCAGGACCATAGATATCAAAGGAGCTGTATACATGTAAGTGAATATTATCATACATCTTAGATATTTGCTCAAAGACAGGAACTAAGATTTCTAATCCTCTATGAGGAGTAGTATGATAGATTAAATTAATACCATCTTGAGGATCAGGCTTTTCATGTGCTTCGATAGGTTCAATAGCATTTTTAAGAACTACAGACTTACCATATGGTACTCCTAAGAAATTAGCATACTGTTGCATTTGCCATTGAGATACACATACAATCTTATCAAACTTGTCTTGATTCTCTGGTTCTTTTAAATGAGCTGATTCTGGATCTAATGGTAGGTCATGAAGCCATAATATCTTTTTCTTATCATCGTCTAATTCTCTTACTCTAGAACAGATAATTTGAAATTGCTTTAATAGCTCTTTAGGAAGCCTCTCATGCAATCCATATTTCATCTGCTCTGTGCCTCCTTGAGCATCTTTATCAACTTCGTTAGTTTCTATAGCAGCACCATCAAGCCCTACTATTTTTTTCTCTTTTGAAAGAGGAGCTCCATCTGAGCCTACAATTTTTAAATCCATAATTAATTCTCCAGTTTAGCTACTAAGCTATCATATCCACCTATATTTTCACCATCAAACTTAATTTGAGGGAATGTTCTTGCTCCAGGAAATTGTTCAAATAGCTCTTCTCTAGTAAAATCTGTATCTAGTTGTTTATATGTGAACTCTAAATCTTCTCTTTCACATAGTTGTTTTGCTTTATCACAAAAAGGGCAATTAGTTTTTCCATATATCTCAATCATTTTTTCTCCATAGTTTTTCAATCTTTTCTCTTTTATTATCTGTATCTTTTAAAAAAATAAATTCTTTAAAGTTATTACGAGCATAATTAATAGTACCTCTATGCCTATTTACTGATGGTATATCCCCATCAAATATTATACTATTAAAATTATTCATTATTGATTCTGCTAATATATTTAAAGTTAAAATATGTACAACAACAACATCATAATTAGCATAAATGTTTTCTTTAAAGCTGTCTTCTAATTCATATCCAGGTCCGTCTGAAATAAGCTGATCATATAAAGGAAAATCATAATTATGTAGCAAATTGTATGCTTTTTTATAATCTTGAATAGCAATAGACTTCTTACTTTCTTTGCTTAATAAATTAACTATCGGAATTATATCTGAATTTTCGTTGGTGCTAATAATAATTTTATTCATTTATTTCTTTCAATATCTTTTGTAAGTTATCTGATTGACCAATTCTTACATTGATAATACCATTATAATAATCATCTGAAGCCAATACATTTCTATCAAACTGCTCCTTAGCTTCTAAGTAACCAGCGCTTCCTTTACTAGGACAGAAATATAATATCTCTCTTATAAATTTATCTTCCCCTAGATCTATTACATCGTTTTTAAGATGATCAGATGAACCCCAATAAGTTCTCCAATCACTTTCTTTAAACGATTTTCTCTTTCTCTTCTTGCCTTTAAGAGGTGGTCTAGTTACTTTAAACTTAGCTAGTTTTTTACCAACATACTTTCTATTGTTAGTAGTATTGGTAATTATATAAACAAAAGCTTCACAATCATCTGGTAGCTCATCTACTACTTTACCTTTATAGGTCCAGATGCTCATCTTCATAATCTTCTTCATCTCTATACTCAAGCTGTTCTCCGCAGCTAGGACAGAATTTCACTTTAAAAATTTTATCTTCATGATTAACTTCACCTTCGAAGTCACATTCCATGCATAAAACTCTTGTGATCATTGCATTGTCTCCTCGATAAATTTTCCTAATTCTTTCATTATAAGCTTAACCCCTTAAACGTATCCTTATCAACGTCTTTTTTAACTCCTCCAACAATATAGGAAGATATTTCTGTTTCTTGAGGAGCAACTTGAACGTCACCTCCGCTAATCCATTTCTGAGTCCATGGAAGAGGGTTACTCCCACCTTTAAAATTATGTTTTACTCCAATAGCAGAACATCTTTTAGCTGCTATCCATTCAACATAATCTTTTAGCACATTAGCATTTAAACCAATCATTGAACCATCTTTAAATAAATATTCAGCCCATTTCTTTTCTTGGTCTACTACTTCTTTAAATATTTCTAATACTTCTTCTTCTGACTGTTTAGCTATTCTAGCCATCTGCGGATCGTCTTTAACAATTAACTTAAGTATAGATGTCGTTGACCCTAAGTGTAGATTTTCATCTCTTGCAATAAACTTAATAATCTTAGCATTACCTTCCATCTTCTTTAACTCAGCAAATGCCCAGCTACAAGCGAATGAAACATAGAATCTAACTCCTTCTAAAGCATTAACAGCATTTAAGCATAACCATAGAGCTTTCTTGTGCTGTAAAGTCCCGTAACTTCTGGGATCATCATTATATCTTATTAGATCATCATAGTAACGTGAAATACTATCAGAACAGTCTGTGATCTCTTTTATATTAAGCATGTTATCAAATACAATAGAAGGATCAGAGTAAATATTCCTAATGATGTGAGTATAAGATCTACTATGAATAGTTTCAGAAAAGGACCACGTTTCAATCCACGTCTCCAACTCTGGAAGCGAGACGATAGGTAAGAACGCCAAATTAGGAGCTCTGCCCTGTACAGAATCGAGTAGTATTTGCCTTTTAAGGTTAGAAGTAAATATATGTTGTTCGGCATCTGATAAGTCCTTAAAGTCTTTGTTATCCCGAAGTATGTCAACTTCTTCTGGTCTCCAGAAGAACCCTAATTGTTTATCTGTAAATTTATCTAACTGTGGATATTTTATATCATCATAACGAGCAATATCAACACTTCCATCGAAGAACATCGCTCTCTTCTTAGAACTGCTTTTATTTATTTTGAAAACGGACATTTCTTTCCTCTTATGTATGGGTTTTTGTTAGTTCCAAATCGTATATTTGCTTTAAATCTATTCCATGCATTTTTATCACCTGGCATAGGTCCCCAGTTATTATTAGGTCTTACTATGTTAGAAAAGTAAATATCATCATCTAAAAAGGCGTGCCATCCATATAACTTAGTACCTTTTTCACCAGTTGTAATTATATGCTGATCTAAATTCATTAATGCTTGTGGGGCAAAAACCATATTATCAATATGAGTTAGGTCAGTTGATCCTAATTTAATAAAATTAGTATAACCATGATCTTCAAAATATGGCTCGTATTTAATGTTTGTCTCATTAAAATTTTCAACACGCTTTATATATAGCTGATGG